CTACCACTAGCTCCACCACCACCTCCGCCTAGATTAGCTGTACCTGCTACTGAATCAGTTCCAGGCTCACCGCCACGACCACCACCACCATTACCACCAGCACCACCAGTACCACTATATGAACCACCACCACCACCACCAGCATAAAAAATAGCTGCACCTGTAATAGAATCTGATAATCCAACTCCGCCATTCCCGCCATTAACACTAGTACCAGTACTTCCAACAGCTCCTGCACCGCCACCGCCACCGCCGCCATAAGTTGCACCACTACCACCTGCACTACCTTGCCCAGATGTTCCAGCACCACCAGCAGCAGTGCTATACCCACTGTTACCACCTCCAGAACCTCCGTTAAGACCAACTGGATTGCCACTACCAGCACCTCCGCCTCCACCTCCTAGGGCAGTTAAACTACCTCCACCTAAAGAAGCTGAACTACTAATTACAGAATCTTGTCCGTTACTACCTCGTTCATTAAGAACAGTTCCACCTGCTCCGCCTGCTCCTATAGTAATAGTATAAGTTGCTCCTACTGTTAATGCAGGGTTGTCAGTTATTAAACCACCTGCTCCGCCTCCACCAGAGTAGTATGCTCCGCCACCTCCGCCTCCGCCACCTACTATTAAAGCATCAACTATATAAAGTTGTGTTGTTGCTAGTGTCCCTGTTTCAGCAGGTAATGTAAGTGTATTTGTTCCTGCGACTGCTGGTGCTGCAACTGTAATAGCTCCAGAGGTGTTTCCTGTTAATACTATATCAGCCATTTGTTTGCTCCTTAATCAATTCTTCATTTGTTTTTGTTTCTACATGTATAACAGGCTCTATAAAATTACCATCAACATATTTCCATTCTGGTTTCACTTCTTCTGTACAATCTACCCAATGCAATGGTAAAGCTACTTCAAAAATAGTTTTAGTTACTTGAGCTACTCTATTATTTTCTTTTGGTGAAATTAATGCTTTCATATTTATTCCCTATATATTTTTAGTATTCAACTATAACAACGCCAGCAGAACCTGAACCACCAACATTAGTTGCATTATTATATTTACCACCACTACCTCCGCCACCATAACCTATTCCATCTAAACCATTTGCAGCCGCAGTACCTTGTTGTGAAATTCCACCTCCACCATGAGTAGAACCTCCACCAGCTCCAGTTGAAACAAGAGTTCCATAAGCAGTTCCATTATGCCCAACTTGACCAGCAATATTTAAATCACCACCACTACCTAAACCTCCAGAACCACCAATACTTGATAATCCTCCTGAAACTCCTCCAGCTCCACCAGTAGCAGAACAATAAGAAGCAAATGATGAAGTTCCTCCTGTAGGACCTGTGCCATTTGCACCTACTCCACCAGCACCTACAGTTACAGCGACTGTTCCACCAGGAGTTAGGCTACTAATAGTTTCAATAACTGTACCACCACCTCCTCCTCCAGGTCCCATGTAAGCTAATGCTCCAGAACCAGCTCCACCTCCACCAACAACTGTAACTTTTACTTTCGTTACCCCAGCAGGAATAGTAAATGTACCTGAAGAAGTAAAAACTTGCATATTTGCAAAACCACCACCAAATGCTCCACCACTGTTAACAGTAAGTTTTGTTGTTCCAGCAGATTGTATTTCTACAATACCTGAAGTATCTGATTCTAATTTTAATCCTGCACTTGTATCTGCATTAATTTTTGTAGTCATATTATAATATCACCCATCGTTGTCCAGAAGGAATAGTAACTGTCTTTGTGGCTGCTATAGTTATAGGTCCTACTGACATCCCATTCGTTCCTGAAGTTAAAGTATAGTTATCTGTTATATCATCTGTGTTTTCATAAATAACACCCCCTGCTGATGCTCCTGCTCCTGCCCATGTTAATACACCAGAGCCATTAGTTTGCAGAAATTGACTAGCATCACCATCATTGTCAGGAAATGTTAATGTGTAACTAGCTCCTGCTGAATGAGGTGGAGATTTAAGTTTAATGCCATGAGAGTTTTCAGCACAGTTTAATTGTATATATCCATCTGTAACCCCAGATGTTCCTTTAGCTTCTAAACTAGGGACTGAACCTGTAGATATTAAATTAACTTTATCTGTTGTAACGGCATCATTAACAATGTTTGCTGTAGCAACTACATCAGCATCATTAATTACAGTGCCATTTAAAGTAACAGATTTTTCAGCAGGATAAGTACAGAATACATCACTTGTGCCTGATAATGTAATTTTAGAACCGCTACTACTAGATTCTAATACAGTATCTCTGGATAAAGTTGTGCCTGAAGCTGTATAAGTTCCTAAACCTACCTCGTAATTATTGCCATTTGTAATAGCATAATAAGTAGTGTTTGCGTTACCAATTACAGAAAAGGCTTGAAATCCAGTTGCTGCTCCAGCAAGTGTAACTGTCCCAGTACCTGTGGTTGTAGTCGTTTCTTTAACTCTATCCTTTAAGACAAGTGCCATAATCTATCCTCTATGCTAATGTTACTGATAAGTTTCCAGCAGCAATTTTAAAAATATCACCAGAATCAATAGTTTTTGGTGAGTCTAAAGCTGTATGATAAATCATATTACCGCTAGAAGCTGCATCCCATAAACCAATCCATCCTATTGTTCCCCATGATGCTGTAGCTGTAGGAAAGGTTGCAACTGCATCTGATACTACAGAACCACCTGTTCCAGAAGCTGTTGCAAAAGAAGAAGCTACTCTAGCGTATGAACCACCAGAAACTTCTGTGCCAGTTCCAGCATCTGTTGGGTCTGCTGTGTGTAAAGAAATATATGGATTGTTTATTGCTGTAAGAGCAGTTCCATTTAGTGTTAAGTTTAGAAGTGCAACTTCTAAATAGTCCGACATATCTGCCATAATAATTACCTCGTAGTTGTTGTTATTGACATTGGATGAGCAGGAAATTCCCCCTCATCATCTGATTTACTTAAAGATTGAACCCCTCTGTCATACATTGCTGACCAAGTTGCTAATCTTTCGTCATTCATCAAGAATGGCTCTGCTTCACCAAGTGCTGCATAAAGCAGTAAATCAGGTGTATTTGCTAACCAAAGGTTTGATGAAACTGTTGAGCTCATATGTGGTGGTTTTACATAATAGAGCATTTGTAATGTATCTGTTTCAGCACCAATCGGAGAAAATCTAAACTCGCTTCCTAATGCAGTATAAAAAGAAGGCAACCCTGATGTTGATGCTCTTGTGTTTCTAAAAAAATTACTAGGAGATTGGAATGTAACAGTTTGTATAGGATTGCTAGAAGAAATGTGTATATCTTTCATAGCTAAAAAATCTGCTGGTATTTCTACTGTACCATTAATAGAGTCAATAGTAGTAGTTGCTATTTGTAACATTTGCCTTATACGCAAATCTCTACTTAATCTATTTTCTGCTAATCTAATAAATTCTGGAATAGAATCAGTTAAATCACCACGAGCTAAATAGTTAGCTATAGTTGCCTGTAGCGTTGTGTAGTCTGTAAAAAATGCCATTTAGATTCTGCCCTGTTTTGTTCTAAAAAATCTATTGTCTGGGTCGTTCAACCATTTAAAAAAAGCCTTTTGGTCTAATACATGAAATCCTCGCATAATGCCTTGTTGATTTAATTTATCTACAACAGTCATTGGAATAGATGCTATCTTGTTATCAAATACATCATCACCCCATTTTTTAGAGTTGTTGTTGTATTCTTTTTTGTTTCTTTCAACAATGTCACTTACATCTTGTACAACTTCTAAAACCTTTCCATCAGTTGTCTCATGTTCTTTATAATTTCTGTATTCTACTTTTTTTAAGTGGTCGTTATATTTTCCCATATCAATCCTTTAATAATACTGCCCACCGAAGTGGGCAACATTAATTTTTATTACGCTACTAATAAGTCAGCAACAATACCATGTGCTTTCTCGTTAGATACTTGTAAAGTGTACTCAACAAGCATTTGATGCTTTTCACTGTCACCAGATTTAGCCAATAGATTTGACTCAAATGGTCGTAGTGTAGCAATAGATGCCATAGTTGGGTCAAGCAATAACGCTTGTTCACCACTACCAGTTCCACCATCAGCAGTCATAAATCTGTCAGGTACAACAGATAAAGTACCGAAGTCTGACATATAAACATCAGCAGCACCTACAATAGTAGACTGCTTATCAGAAGGAGCTTGGAAACGCTGTGCAGCGATACCAGTAAATGCTGATACTGCTTGTTTCTGTGTTGGTGGTACAACTAATAAAGTTGGGTTACCGCCATTTTCAAAACATGATTTAACACATTCTTTTAATTTATCTTCACCAAAAGCTAGGTAGTTACCAGAACCTGCTGAAGTACGAGTAGCTGTTCCGTTACCACCAACTGGACCTGCTGGAGAACCTGCTGTTGCTTCTGTAACATAGTTAGTTAATAACCATGTTTGGATAGAGCCAAGTAATCTAGCTGCTGAAGCAGTACCTGCTGATTGAGCTACATTACCAAGAATAGTATTTTCCATGTCTCGTTTTAGTTCTTGTCCTGCTTTAGCTAATTGGTAAGCTGTTTCTGTCTTACGACCAGCTTTATCAACTGCATCAAGAGTACCTGATACATGAACTGTTTTACCTTGAATTTGTGTTCTGTTACCTACACGAACTGTAGGAGTATCAGAAGCACCTGAAGCATCAGCACCTTCTAAAAGACCTGTTGCAACTGCATCAGCTAATGTATCAGTTTGCCATT